TTCACTTTCAAGCCGGGGCGAAAGCCCCGGAATGGCCCCAAGTGAAAGCCTTCCCGTGGCGGGGCTGATAAGGCGGAAACGCTGACCGATTTCACAAAAGCTGAAAGGATGTGAGTTGATGATCTTCTATGATTTTGAGGTTTTCCGTTATGACTGGTTGGTTGTCCTAATCGACCTGAACGCCCGGAAAGAAACCGTGATTATCAATGATCCTGACAAGCTGAAACGCTTCTATGAGGAACACAAAGGCGTGATTTGGGCCGGTTACAATTCCCGGAACTATGATCAGTACATCCTAAAGGCCATTCTGTGTGGGTTTGATCCAAAGCCTGTGAATGATTGGATCATTGCAGAGGACAAACCCGGCTACAGATATTCAAGCCTGTTCAGGGAATACCCGCTGATCAATTATGATGTGATGCCGAACCCACCAATCAGCCTGAAAGCGCTGGAAGCGTTCATGGGCCATTCCATCAAAGAAACTTCTGTTCCCTTCGACATTGACCGGCCTTTGACTGAAGCAGAGTTGGCCGAAACGGTTAAATATTGCCGCCATGATGTGGAACAGACGGTGGAAGTGTGGTTGAGGCGGAAGGAAGATGAATTTGATGCCCAAATGTCACTTGTGAAGGCGTTTCACCTTCCCATTTCGGACATTGGCCGCACCAAGGCCCAGCTTTCCGCCAAAATCCTTGGAGCCGTTCAGCGGGAACACAACGATGAATTTGAAATTGAGTTCCCGCCCAGCTTGCGGATCGAAAAATACACGGAAGTTCTGAACTGGTACAAGAACCCCCTGAACCGTGACTATTCCAAAACCCTTGAACTGGATGTGGCCGGGGTTCCCCATGTGTTCGCTTGGGGTGGCCTTCATGGGGCCATTCCAAAATACCACGGGGAAGGTTGGTTCGTCAATGTGGATGTGGCTTCTTATTACCCGTCTTTGATGCTGGTTTATAAGTGGCTTTCCCGCAATGTCCATGATCCTTCCAAGTATGCGGAAATCTACCACACCCGCCTGAAGCTGAAGGCAGAGAAGAACCCCATGCAACAGCCTTATAAAATCGTCCTGAACAGCACCTATGGCGCTATGAAGGATAAGCACAACGCCATGTATGATCCCCGGCAAGCCAACAATGTTTGTGTGGGCGGTCAGCTTCTTCTTTTGGATTTGATTGAACGGCTGGAAGATCATTGTGAAATCATCCAGAGCAACACGGATGGTATTTTGGTCAAACTTCGCCGGTATGAAGATTTTGAAATGCTGGACGATCTGTGTTGGGAGTGGGAGCAAAGAACCGGGATGCGCCTTGAATTTGATGAATTTCAAAAGGTGTATCAGAAGGATGTGAACAATTACATCATTGTTCCTTCCGGGCCGCTTCGTGATGAAAAAGGGAAACCCCGCTGGAAGTGCAAGGGTGCCTATGTCAAAAAGCTGTCCGATCTGGATTATGACCTTCCCATTGTCAACCGGGCCATTGTGGACTATTTCCTTCAGGGGATCAGCCCGGAAACAACCATCATGGAATGTTCAGACCTTCGGGATTTTCAGAAGGTTGTGAAGGTGTCCAGTGCAAGTACAAATATGCCCTTTATTCCCCGGTGATTACGGAAGCCAAGATCAGGGATGAAAAAGGCCGTTCCAAGAAAATCACCCGCTTCAGCGGCGGTGAGGTTCAGACGGATAAAACCTTCCGGGTGTTTGCTTCCAAGGATCAGAGTAAGGGCGGAATCTTTAAGGTTTCCGGGAAAATCGTCAAGGGCCGGGAAAAGAATCCTGAAAAGTTCGGCAACACCCCGGATCATTGTTTCTTCATCAATGATGATGTGACCAACCTTCCCATCCCGGATGAATTGGACAAGCAATATTACATTGATGTTGCTTGGGATCGCCTGAAAGATTTTGGGGTGGAACGATGAACAATAAAACCTTTCGGGGGGGGGGAGCGTTGAAGCATGGAACTGTTTAGGGGCTATGTGCCTACCAGAAATAAACAATGCCTTGAAAAGTTCAAAGGCGTTGAAAAACTGAAAACCCGTTCTGAAGTCCAAGACCTTGATGAATACGCCGGTATTCTTGGGGAAGAAACCATTCTGATTGATGTGGACGATGCGGAAACATCTGAACTTCTGTTCAGAATGGTTCAGGATTTAGAACTAAAGTGCCGGGTGTATGCCACCACACGGGGAAAACACTTCCTGTTCAAGAACTGTGGCGTTGAAAAAAGCTGGACAAAAGGCACCTTGGCCGTGGGTATCACCACGGATGGCAAGGTTGGAGCCAATAACAGCTATGAAATCTTGAAGCTTGCCGGTGTGGAACGGCCCATTTTGTATGATTTCCCTGAAGGAGAGATTCAGGAACTTCCCAAGTGGCTGACCCCGGTGAAAAGCAACTATGATTTCCCGAACCTTGGGGAAGGTGATGGACGGAACCAAACCCTGTTCAACTACATTCTGACCCTTCAAAGCGACGATTTCACCAAGGAAGAAGCCCGTGAATGTATCAGACTGATCAACCGTTATGTGCTGAAGAAGCCCCTTTCCGACAAGGAACTTGATGTGATTCTTCGGGATGATGCCTTCAAGAAAACATCCTTCTTCCGGGATAAAACCTTCCTGTTTGATAAGTTCGCCACCTACCTGAAGAACAACAACCATATTGTGAAAATCAATAACCAGCTTCACATTTACAAGGATGGTATCTATGTTTCCGGGGCCGGTGAGATTGAAGGGGCCATGATCAAGCTGATCAGCAACTTGAAGCGGGCTTGGCGTTCGGAAGTCCTGTCCTATCTGGAAATCATGATCGAGGAAAACACCAAGGCCACCAACCCGAACATCATTGCCTTCAGCAATGGCCTTTATAATATCCGGGATGGTTCCTTCAAAGAGTTCACCCCGGATGTGGTGATCACCAATAAAATCCCGTGGCCGTACAACCCCGCCGCCCATGATGATCTGTTGGATCACACCCTGAACCGGCTGGCCTGTGATGATCCTGAAGTTCGGGCCTTGCTGGAAGAAATGGTGGGCTATTGTATGTACCGCCGCAATGAACTTGGCAAAGCCTTCATCCTGATTGGCGATAAGAGCAACGGCAAATCCACCTTCCTTCATGTGGTGAAGAACCTTCTTGGGGATCAGAACATTGCTTCCCTTGACCTGAAGGAATTGGGCGATAGGTTCAAAACCGCTGAACTGTTCGGCAAACTGGCGAACATCGGTGATGATATTGGTGATGAATTTATTGCCAATGCTTCCGTGTTCAAGAAGCTGGTCACGGGTGATCGGGTGAATGTGGAGCGCAAAGGCCAAGATCCTTTTGAGTTCAACAATTATTCCAAGTTCCTGTTCAGCGCCAACAATATCCCCCGTATCAAGGACAAAACCGGAGCCGTTCAGCGGCGTTTGGTGATTGTTCCCTTCGAAGCCAAGTTCACCCCCAATGATGCTGACTTCCGCCCGTTCATCAAGGACGAATTGTGTGAACAGGGTTCTATGGAATATCTGGCCTTGCTTGGCCTTCAGGGGTTGAAGCGGGTTCTTGGCAATGCACAGTTCACCACTTCCACCAGAGTTCAGGGGCAGTTGGACGAATACGAGGAAAACAACAATCCCATCATTGGGTTCATCAATGAAGTGGGCCTTGATGGGATTGAAAATGAAGCCACCGATTCCGTGTATCGCCGGTATAAGGAATATTGCATTGCAAACAACTTCCAAGCCCTTTCCAAGATTGAGTTTTCCCGGCAGATCACAAAACGCTGTGGCTTCACAACGGCCCTGAAATGGATCAGAAATCGAAAAACCCGTGTGTTTGTAAAAGGCGGTGACGCAGAATGAAAGTTCTTGAATTATTTGCTGGAACCTGTTCTATTGGACGGGCCTTCGCAGGGGGGGGGGCATGATGTGTATTCTATCGAATGGGATGATAGCTTCCCGGATATATCGTGGTACATGGATATTTCAAAAATTACTTCCGCCGACATTTTAGAACGGTTTGGGAAGCCTGATGTTATTTGGGCTTCCCCGGATTGTACCACTTATAGCATAGCTGGTATTTCCCATCATCGGGTTCAAGAACCAAATGGAAACTTGGCCCCGGTTTCAGAATATGCCAAGTTCTGTGATGCCCTGAACCGCCATGTTCTGAAACTGATTTCAGAACTTCAGCCCACATTCTGGTTCATAGAGAATCCCCGTGGCGGGATGCGAAAAATGGACTTCATGAAAGGCTTACCCCGCTACACCCTTACTTACTGCCAATACGGTGATATGAGAATGAAGCCCACGGACATTTTTACAAATCACCCAGCGCCCCGGTTCAAGCCACCGTGCCATAATGGTGATCCGTGTCATGTAGCGGCCCCACGGGGAGCGAGAACAGGCACCCAAGGGCTGAAGAATCATGTTGAACGATCCAGAATCCCGGATGGGTTATGCAACTACATTGTTCAAATCTGTGAAGATGGAATGAACTATAAAAAATTCTTTGAAAAAGCTGGTGATTGAATGGCCCACACATATTCCAAGTTCAAGAACAAAAACATTCCCTACGCCAAGGTTGGGCGGCGGGTGTTCAATAGCCTGTTTGATGCAGAAACCTTTTGTGCCGAACATGACCTTGATGTCAATTCAGCCATTGAATACCGGGATGATTCTGAATTGAAAAATAACATTCAAACAATCGCCCAATATCAAAAGGCCATTCTTCAGGAATGTTTAGACCGGCTGAAGGCCCGTGCTGAAGCCTTGGTTCAGGAAATCCACCGGTGCAATGCTGATTTGGAAAAGTGCCACCCGCTGGATCGTGATTGCTTGACGGATCGGCGGAATGAAGCGGTTGCAAAGCATACGGCCACAATGGAAGCCCGTGAAATTGTGGCCGGTTTGAAAAATAATTTGGAAAGGTTGACGAATTGGCATGATTAAAGACAGCGGTGAACGCACCGAGTTTGGAACCGGTGCTGTTCGTGATATGCACAGCGGCAAAGGCCGCATGGATTTACTTCCGTGGGAAGCCTTGGTGGAGGTTTCCAAGCATTGTGAAGAAGGGGCTTTGAAGTACGGTGAACGGAACTGTGAAAAGGGTATTCCCATCCACAGCCTGATTGATTCAGCCTTCCGCCACCTTGCCAAATACATGATGGGAATGGACGATGAACCCCACCTTCGGGCGGCTTGCTGGAACTGCCTGTTTGCCCTTTACATGGAAATCAAACACCCGGAACTTCAGGATATTCCAACACGGATGAAGGCCCCGGTTCCCAAAATCAAGGCGGCTTCGGAGCCGTGCCGCCGATGCAAACACCGTGACCGCTTCGGGGATGAATTTCCCTGTGATGAATGTGTTCACAGACAGAATGGCACCAATGATATGTTTTACCCGGCAGATTGTAAGGAGGATGCAGAACAATGAAAATTATCAAGCCTGATGTGCAGTTCATCGCCCCGATTGATGGGGCCACTATCTTAAAGCGGCTGGAACAATGTGGCCGTGTCTGCTACAAGTCCGAGGACAAAATCACGGAAGGTTCCGCTGAAAAGTTCGTTGCCGGGATCATCAAGCGTGGGCATGAAGCGGTTTTGGAACATTGTTCCTTCACGGTGAAGTTCATTTGTGATCGTGGGGTTTCTCATGAGATCGTCCGCCACCGGATGGCTTCTTACTGTCAGGAATCCACCCGCTATTGCAACTACGGCAAGGGCAAGTTCGGTGAGGAAATCACGGTGATTGAACCTTGCTTCCTGAATGAGCAGACAGCCCATATTTGGAAACGGGCCTGTGAAGCTACGGAAACCGCCTATTTTGATTTGTTGGCAGAAGGTTGTTCCCCGCAGGAAGCCCGTTCCGTTCTGCCCAACAGCCTGAAAACGGAAGTGGTCATGACAGCCAACATTCGGGAATGGCGGCATTTCCTGAAGTTGCGGTGTTCACCCGCCGCACATCCGCAGATGCGGGAAGTGGCCTTGATCCTGTTGGACAAGGTTCATTGGCTGATTCCGGTATGCTTCGATGATATTTGGAGTGAATACCATGCCGATGTTTAAGAAGTCCGGTGGTAGAATCTTCGGTGTTCAGTTCAACAAAGCTGAAGAAAAGGCCCCGAACCATGCAATCAATGAACAGATTGTGGCAAATGACCGGGCTTTCGACATGGACAAGGAATCATCCATTCTGTTGATGCTTCACACCCAATTTGGCTTTGGCCCCAAGCGCCTGAAGCTGGCGTGGAAGCTGTTCTATGCCGAAACCCTGAAGCTACGGGAATATTACCTGATGGATCAGGAAGATGATGGGTGGTTGGCCCGTCAAAAGCTGAAGGACATTGGGTGTGATATTGAAGAATGGTACAGAGAAGAAGGAGGGAAAACCGATGCCTAAACCTTGGGAAAATGCTGAAGGCTATCATGATCCGACAGCCTACCACGGCACAAAGAATATCATCCGTGACGAGGATGAACAGCAGAAGCGGGTGAACACCCTGATCTTCGTCCTGAAGTACATCACCCGTTTGGCGGGGTTTGAACTTCTGAACCGTATTGAAATCAAAGACCGTAAGACCGGGAGGGAATACAAATGATCAGTTCTTATGACCCTAATTTTCAGGGCGTCCATACAATCCGGGTGACTTTCATGCAATGGGATTATACCGGCCATGTTTCCTTTGAAATCGGCGGTAACTGCAAAGGCGCTGAATTGCTGGATTTCACCTTCTTGGAGTGTGATAACCAAGAAGATATTGACCGCTACTCTGAAAACGATTGTCAGTTCAGCTATGATGAAGAAAATGAAGTTTATACCGCCGTTCTGAAAAATGCTGACGGTGACACCTTGGAAGTTGAAGGTGACGAATGTGATTTCAAGGGTATGGCGGTAGCCATTGAAATTGCAGGAACAGCGGTGAAACGCCGATGAAGAAAATGCTGGTGGTGCTGGCCTTGACGCTGTTCTTGATGGCCGTGGCGGAGCATTACAACATTGATCCCGTTTGGTTCCTGATTGTCTGGTATCTTTCGGACAATATTCCTACCCGGAACACCTGAACAGGCGCTTCTTCAGTAGGAGTTGGAACAGCGTGTGGAACAGATACGGAACAGATATTTTCAATACATCTGTTCCGTTCTGAACCCCTTGATTTTCAAGGCTTTTTGCCTGTTTTTGACGGGCATGGAACAGATGGTACAGATGTCAATATACTTTCTTCTTATATAAGAAAAAAATATATAAGATATGTGTATATAAGCAAATTGCCATTTTATCTGTACCATCTGTTCCGAACCCTTGAAAACCCTTGATTTTTCGGCATTTGTCAACGGTACAGATGTACCCCAAAACGGAACAGATCACCACAGAAAGGATGTGTTACATAGTGAATGACAAAGACCTTTCCCAACAGGCCAAGGATTTTCTGAACCAGATCAGCCGCCTTGATGCCTTGATCAATAGACTTCTGAACACGGTTGCAACAGAGCGTTCCCGGTTGACTTCCATCGGGTGTGAGCTGAAGCAGGACAAGGTTCAGACTTCAGGCCCCAAGAACAGCCTTGAAGAAACAATCTGCAAAATTGATGAACTTGAAAGAACTATCAACGCCCGGATTGATGAACTTGTTGATCTGAAGAACACCACCCTGAAGGCAGTTCAGAGCCTTCCCGACTTTGATCAGCAAAATGTTCTGATTGCCCGATACATTGACGGGAAAAAATGGCTTGATATTGCCTTTGACCTTAACTTTTCAATTTCACAGGTTTACAAGATTCACGGGAAGGCCCTGATCTCTTTTTCCGAAAAGAACCCTAACCTTTTATTATCGCTTGAACAGTAGTGTAAAATCCTATTCTTCTGAAAGCGTGATAGGATTTTATAGTATCAGGTGTGCGAAAATAATAGTGTAAAAATGCACCCCTTGTAGGGGTGCATTTCACTTTTTCAAGGAAGGGGTGAATACCTGTGACACCAAGACAGCGGAAGTTCTGTGATGAATACCTGATCAGCGGCAATGCTACGGATGCGGCAATCAAGGCCGGGTATTCGCCTAAGACCGCTTACAGCATGGGAAATGAAAACCTGAACAAACCTGAACTGAAAGCGTACATCGAAACTGAACTTGAAAAACTCCATTCCGCCAAGATCGCTGACGCTGAAGAAGTCATGAAATACCTGACTTCGGTGATGCGGGGTGAACATACTGAAGAAATCCCCATTCTGTGTGGTGATGGTTGCCAAGAGTTGACGCAGAAAGAGGTTGGAGCCAAGGAAAGGCTGAAGGCCGCTGAACTGATTGGCAAGCGTTACGGTATGTTCACGGACAAGGTGGGTGTGGAAGGGGCCGTTCCGGTGATTATCACAGGGGATGATCAGCTTGAAGATTAGCCAACAGGCCAAGCGGGTTCACCTTCCTGAAGTGGTAGGCAAGGGTTACGGAACCTTCTGGAACTTCAAAGGCCGTTACCGGGTGTGTAAGGGAAGCCGTGCTTCCAAGAAATCCAAGACCACGGCCCTGAACATCATCAAACGGATGATGCAATACCCTGAAGCCAATACGCTTGTGGTTCGCAAGGTGTTCAGAACCTTGAAAGATTCCTGTTTCACCGAACTGAAATGGGCAATCAACCGCCTTGGCGTTGCGGCCTATTGGGAAATCAAGGAAAGCCCCCTTGAAATGACCTATCTTCCCACCGGGCAGAAGATTTACTTCCGGGGCCTTGATGATCCCCTGAAGGTCACTTCAATTACGGTTGAAATCGGCTATCTGTGCTGGTGCTGGATTGAAGAAGCATACGAAATCATGAATGAAGCTGATTTTGATATGCTGGATGAATCCATCCGTGGTGCTATCCCGGAAGAAACCGGCCTGTTCAAGCAAATCACGCTGACATTCAACCCGTGGAACGAAAAGCATTGGATCAGGAAACGCTTCTTCGGTGAGATCACCGGCAAGGATGCCCAAGGGAACCCCACATACAAGTTCCATGATAGCTGGATCAGCCCGGATGGGCAGATTTACGCTACAACAACCAATTACCTGTGTAATGAATGGCTGGATGCGGCGGATTTGAAGGTGTTCAACACCATGAAGGAAAACAACCCCCGCCGCTACAAGGTGGCTGGCCTTGGGGGTTGGGGCATTGTGGATGGCCTGATTTTTGATAATTGGCGGGAAGAAGCCTTTGACATTCAGGCGGTTTCCAAGAAGCCCGGTGTGAAAAGTGCCTTCGGCCTTGACTTCGGTTATACCAACGATCCCACGGCCCTGTTCTGTGGGCTGGTGAGTGAACAGGAAAGAACCATTTGGGTTTTCGATGAACTGTATGAAAAGGCCCTGACGAACCGGGCAATCTGTGACCGGATCACCGGCATGGGTTACGGCAAGGAACGGATTAAGGCCGATTGTGCCGAACCCAAGAGCATTGATGAATTGCGGGATGCTGGCCTTCATCGTATCAGAGCCGCCCGGAAGGGCAAGGACAGCGTGAACAATGGAATCCAGTACATTCAGGATTACACCATCATTGTTCATCCCCGGTGTGTGAACTTCATCACCGAGATTTCAAACTACACATGGGCAGAAGATAAGTTTGGGGCCAAGATCAATGTTCCCATTGATGATTTCAACCACCTGATGGACGCTATGCGCTACGGGCTGGAAGATATGTTGGTTGGCCCCGCCTTCAGCTTCGACTAACAACATGATAGTAACAAAATCCCCCGGAAATCGTGTGATTCCGGGGGATTGCAATTATTAAGCAATGAAGAAAGGCGGTAAGTGAATATGTTTCTGGATAACGCTATGGAGCGTATCAACCGCCTGATCTTTCAGGGTGGGCGAAACGGCATGACTGAACTTCAGTTCTTTGCCGCTGAAATCAAGGAATGGAAGAATAGTCAGCGCCGCAAGGATCAGGTCATGGGTGATCTGTACTATGAAGGACAGCATGACATTCTTCAGCGTCAGCGCACAATCATTGGTGAAAATGGTCAACTTCAGGTTGTAACGAACCTTCCGAACAACCGCCTGATTGATAACCAATATGCCCTGATGGTGGATCAGAAAACCAACTATCTTGTGGGCAAGCCCTTCACCCTGAATTGTCAGGATAAGGGTTACACAGACGCTTTGGGCAAGGTTTTCAATAAACGGTTTTACCGGCTTCTGAAATATGTCTGTGAAGATGCCTTGAATGGTGGCCTTGGCTGGATTTACCCCTATTACAATGAAGCCGGTGAACTGGCCTTCAAGCATTTCCCGGCCTATGACATTCTTCCTTTTTGGGCTGACGATGATCACACCATCCTTGATTGTGCGATTCGCTACTACACCCAAGAAGTGTGGAACGGCTACCAGAAGGAAAAGGTGGAGAAGGTGGAAATCTTCAAAGCCGATGGCATTTACCGGTATATCTATCAGAATGATATGCTGATTGCCGATGTGGAAGCCGGTGAGCATGAAAACTATTTCATGGTTGAGGAAGAAGGGCAGGAACCCAAGGGGTTCAACTGGACAAGGATTCCGCTGGTTCCCTTCAAGTATAACAAGCAGGAAATCCCCCTGATCCGCCGTGTGAAAACCCTTCAGGACGGAATCAACACCATGATTTCCGACTTTGAAAACAATATGCAAGAGGACGCACGGAACACCATTCTGGTTCTGAAGAACTATGATGGTGAAAATCTTGGTGAGTTCCGCCACAACCTTTCCACCTATGGAGCCGTGAAGGTTCGTGAGGATGGCGGGGTTGAAACCCTTCAGGTTGAAATCAATGCAGAGAATTACAAGGGCATTTTGGAACTTCTGAAGAAATCCTTGATTGAAAATGCCCGTGGCTACGATGCCAAGGATGATCGTTTGAGTGGGAACCCCAATCAGATGAACATTCAATCCATGTATTCTGACATTGACCTTGACGCAAACGGCATGGAAACCGAGTTCCAAGCGGCCTTTGAAGAACTGTTGTGGTTCATCAATCAGGATTTCAGCAACAGGGGCTTGGGCGATTATGAAGGCGCTGAACTTCAGATCGTGTTCAATCGTGACATTCTGATCAATGAAACGGAATCCATTGAAAACTGTTCCAAGTCCGTTGGTATTCTGTCCACGGAAACCATTGTGGAACAGCACCCGTGGGTTACGGATGTTGAAGTGGAATTGGCCCGGTTGCGGAAGGAAAAGGAAGAAGCTATGGCACAGGCGCAGGAATACGCCGGGGCCTTCCAGACCGGCAACCAGAACAAAGGTGACAATGGCGAGGGTGAATAACCCCCGCCGTTTCACAATATATGCCGGGGCAGACATTGAGTGTGGCGGGGTGCTATTACTCCTACCCGCCAAAGGGTGAAATTCCCTTCCCCGGCCCATCATGGCCCGTTGGTCAAGCGGTCAAGACACCGCCCTTTCACGGCGGTAACGCCGGTTCGACCCCGGCACGGGCTACCAGAATAGCGGTTGTATTCTTCGGAGTACAAGCGGGATGAAAACCCCCGCCTTTATGCTGAAGTGGATGGAATAGGCAGACACGGCGGATTCAAAATCCGTTGCCGCAAGGCGTGTGGGTTCAAATCCCACCTTCAGCACCATTTTTCAGGATTGGAGGAACCGCCCATGAGAAATGCGGACTATTGGCGTGGACGGTTTTCCATCTTGGAGGACAGCGCCCACCGGGAAGCCCAGCGAACCATTCAGGATATGGAAGAACTGTATTTGGATGCCCAGCGTTCAGTTCAGAAGGAAATTGAAAGCTGGTATGCCCGTTTTGCGGTGAACAACCAAATCAGCTTGACCGATGCCCGGAAATGGTTGACCGCTGGACAGCTTGAAGAATTTCATTGGAGCGTTGAACAGTATATCAAGATCGGTGAACAGGCCGGGTTGGATGCGGCATGGCTGAAGAAGCTGGAAAATGCGTCCGCCCGGTTCCACATTTCCCGCCTTGAAGCTGTTCAGACAGGTATTCAGCAACAGCTTGAATTGCTGTACGGCAATCAGGTTGATAGTCTGGATGCCCTGTTGAAGAAGGTTGTGGGCAATGGTTACACCCACACGGCCTTTGAGGTTCAGAAGGGTGTGGGCCTTGGTTGGGATATTACCGGGCTGGATCAGAAGAAACTTGAAACCTTGCTTTCAAAGCCGTGGACAACGGACGGGCGAACCTTCCGGGATCGCTGTTGGCTGAACAAGAATGATTTGGTGGGTTCGGTCAGTAAGAGCCTAACACAAGGGCTTCTTCGGGGTGATTCCCCATCCAAGATCACCACAGCCATTCAGAAGCAGTTCGGGGTTCATCGGTATAAGGCGGGGCGGTTGGTCAACACCGAAACTACCTATTTCAATGCTGTTGCCACCAAGGAATGTTACAAGGATTTGGATGTTGAAATGGTAGAAATCATTGAAACGCTGGATTCCCATACCTGTTCCATTTGTGGTGGGCTTGATGGTAAAGTGATCCCCATTTCCCAATATGAACCCGGCGTGACCGTGCCGCCGTTCCATCCCAACTGTCGAGGAACCACGGCCCCGGCCATTGATCCCAAGTATGCCGGTGAGAGAGCCGCCCGGAACGCTGATGGGAATGTGTACTATGTTCCCGCCAACATGAAATATGCTGATTGGGTTCAGACCTTCGTGAACGGCGGTTCCCAAACAAGCCA